CTTGGCAAGATTGACCTTGGTTACTGTGGCGACTGTCGGGCCTGCTGGTCACGTCAAGTCAAAACAGTTTGCTACCCAAAACACTAGGAGGTGAATTGATGGAACATTTAACAGACTACGAAAAATTAGACTGGATTAGTTTTGCAATTCAAGAGGCATTGAACGGCAACAATAACGAACTGATGCAGGCACTAGAGCTTGTTGAAATTTTACGCAATACTAAAAAATAAGACACACAGCACAGCCGTTAGGCTGTGCTGATTCTTTATGCTTTTTTCCGATAACATTCAGGCGCAGGTCGCAGGTCGCAGGGTCGAGCGGAGTTGTTCGATAACCAAAAGGCGCAGGGTCGCAGGCGCAGATCGCAGGTCGCCTGTCCATAACGCTAGAGTCCGCAGGTCATCGGGCGTTGCACCTTGGATTTCCAAAGCTTTTTCACTCTCAAATAAAAATACATCAGGCTCGAAGGACGGCGAAGCAAGAAAAAAAGAAACACCGCCGCACCTAGAATGCGATAAATGCCAAGCAATTTGTGATGGTTGTAGGGTTATCCCATTTCTTTTTATTATCTTTAATTCAACCCATACTGGTGCGCCATTGATACACATATATACGTCCGGCATTCCTTCTGCCACACGATTCTCAATCCGCTGGCAGTGGGTCTTTTTCGGCAGATGTTTCTTCAGTGATTGCCAAAGGTTTTTCTCTGTCTTCGATGATTTTGGCATCAGATATTTCCCCCTCAATAAAAGCGTGTGGGTAAGACTTCCGCAGTTCTGCCAGACGTGCGACGATATCCTGTTTAGTCATGCTGTCCAACTGGTGGACGTGTTGCTGTTCTCGCCTGTCAATAGTCAAGCCACCCAGAGCAGAACGAATTTTTTCAGCGTTGATTGCAGCAGAATATTGTCCAGCGTCTTCTGCCCCTCTGGACAATTCGTCCAGACGTTTAAGCTGATGCATCAGGGTCACGCCATATTTTCTTTCAGCAGCCTGTCGCAATTCTTTTATCAGTTCGACAACGTCAGGGAAGTCTCTGCCGTTCAGAAGCTTGGATGCCATAGTGATGGAAGACTTGTCAGAGTAGCCAGCCATTCTTGCGCACTCAGCGTTACTGTGTCTGCCCTCGACATAATACTTGGCAAAAGTCTTTTGGCGTTCCGTCAATCCAGCAGGTCTACCAACTTTGCCTATAGTGTTTTCTGTGGGTTCAGTCTTTTGTTTTTCCATTTTTCGTCTCACGACCCCCTCGTAAGTGTTACAGTGATACAGAAGTGGTACAGCTGTAAGCCTTGTGTCATAAGGGTTGTATCACTTGTACCGTTGTATCACCTGATTTCAAATTTTTTCAAAAAAAAAGTAAAGGCGGAAAAAAACTTTATAGTCAGATGCATTTTGTTGTTGACTATCCCATGTAATCTTATAGGATTAGATATGAAGTTATCTTATTATATCGGAGGACAAGTGATATGACAACACAAACACAGGACCAAGGTTCGTGGATCGAGGACGGAGATTTCAAGTTTATCAACGAAGGTTCAGTTATGTTGGTTCAGCCTATGAATGAAGATGCGTCTGAGTGGCTAACACAAACATCAAACGATGCATATGAGTCTGGCGTTGAGTGGCAATTCTTTGGTCGGTCTTTGGTCATCGAACCAAGGTTCATTGATAACATCTTATGCCTTCTGAATGATGAAGGCTGGAGGGTCAGCTAATGAAAATGTTTAGATATTATGTAGAACTTAAAGATAACCCGTCTTTAGGTCACCCACAATGTCACTTTTATGTGTATGCGTATAGCGAACAACAGGTTCGTGATATGTTTGATGGTTACGAATTAGTCGCCATAGACCAAACAGATTGAGGAGAAATAAGATGAGCACAAGAGCGGTATATTTTTTCGAAGATCGTCAGGACGATGATGTCTATTACGGTGTCTACAAACATTATGATGGATACCCACAGGGTGCGGCAGATCACATTGAGAAGGCCAAGGACTATGCTTGGCCTTTGCCAAGGTGGGAAGCTGATGAATTTGCGGCGGCGTTTGTTGCGGCAAACAAGAACCCCAAGGGCGGTGAGATTCGACTGCTTCCAAACTTTGAACACACATCAATCCCCATGATGATGGAAGAACATAAATGGTGCGACTTCTATTACATCATCAGTTGGGATGATTACGATAAAGAAATGTTCGTGAGAATTTTTGAAAGTCGCTATGACGAAAAACTAGAAACACAATACTGGCATGAGACTGCCAGCATGAGGCACAGCGAAATGTTACGGGCATATGCGGAGGCAAGCTGATGGGTAAATATAGAGTGACCGCTATTCAGAAAGTGGTTTAC